TTTCCGTATAGCTAACTAAACTGTTTAAAGTTTAAAGAGTTGATTTTCAAATGTCAATAGTTAATACTCCGAGCCGTCAGTATCAGGAATATGCCCTATTACTTCCCGATCAAGATTGCCGTGTTTTAAAGTTTCAATGGCTTTTAAAAGGTCATATTCATAGTTTTGCTCATGCTCGTTTAGTGCAATTGGTTTTTCCCTGCTTTGCTTCCAGTCAATAATTACTCCCCTTGCCCAAATTTCGTGCATTGACCTTGGTATTCCGTGGGTAGTAGTTGACGGATCAATACTCATATCTGTTGTACTTGCTAGACTTGATATTTCAGTAGGCCATGTATCGCACCAAAGTTTCAACCCGTCGGTGACATTCGTAATCGTTCCCGAGTAGATATATATCGACTTCCTCAGGAGATCGTAAAACGCTTGTCCCTCCAGGTTGGCAAATTGGTAGGTAATATTTGTTTCGTCTGTTGGAACGCTTAGATGGGTTATATCAATTTCAGATAGTTTGATCCAGTTTGTACCATCAAGTTTAGCTTCAACCCTTTTAATCCTTGAAAGAATGTCGGAGGGGAAGGGGTAATCTCTTTGGTTTTCTTCAAGGCTTGTGGTTTGAGGGATAAGTAAAATATCCTCATCAGTTTTCATTATAGCCTGGGCTATTTCATCCTGGCGGGTCCGGGATAGAGTAAGAATATCAGCATCAGTGAATGTAGTACTATTACATCTACACTTCAAACGTATATACTGTGCAAATTCTACTGGCGTCAATTTAGTATCCTCCTTAATTTATATTTGAATTTTCCGTTGTTTATTTCAGTCTCAGATAAACGAATTAAGTTAAAACCAACAGCTTTTAGATAACTGTTTTTAGATTTATCTCTTGCCATATTTTTCGGTAAACTATGCCAGTAATCACCATCTGCTTCAATAATCAAGTTAAGACTTGGTATATAGGCGTCAACCACAAATTTTCCGTTTATCAGTTTTTGAGTTTCAAACAATAAGCCTCGATTTTTGAGTTCACTGTAAAGTTTTTTCTCTATTGAAGTAGGTTCTTTAATACCATTCTGTTTAGCGGTACTTATTGCTCCCATTTTTGCATAATGGTCACTGGAATACTTACCAATTCGGGCTTCTCTCATTCTTTTTCTTGCTTCAATTGAGAAAACTCCGGTTCTTCCCTTATTCCAAGGAACACGTCCTAGAAACTTCTTTCTAGTTTCTTCGCTTATAACTTTTCCTAAATGAGATTGCCGATTCTTTTCTTTTGCCTCCTGGGTGTGTTTTTTGAAGTTCCCTGATTGTGGATATTTTTCTCTATCCATTTTCTTCCCCTTGTTCCAGGACGTATGATTAATCTTGAAAGCCGACTTAGGAACCAAGCCCGTCTTTTTACCTTTATTCCAAGGTGTATGTCCTTTTCTAAATTGAGACAAATATTGTGGATGCCCCTTTTGAAATCCCATGACTCAGTATAGCACTTTAGGCGGCTTGTATTAAACCGTCATCGGAAAGCGGAAGATATGAAACATGGAATCTTATTGCCCCGGTTGTCGGCGTTTGGTTTGTGGTGTACTTATATTCGATTTGGGTAACTGCCGCTGTCTTTTTAACAATAATAACTGGTGAAAAGATCGCAATTCCTGCCGTCGCTGATTCAGAAATCACTCCGGCCGCATTATCAAGTTTGGTCAAGGCTACTGCCACTAATTTATCTTTTAATATGATAGATCCGGCCTTTAGGGAGGAAAGCGCTGTGCCTCCAACTGCGGTTAGATAAACCTGGGCTGTCTGATCGTTTATCCTCCATGCGGCTGCTGTGTGATTTGAACCCAAATCTGTCATTACCTCGCCCCACAACCGGGTAACCATAACTGCACCGGTAATTGTAAAAATGGCAGGATTTACTGTTGCATTCGAGGCATTAATAGTCAGGTCCTTAGTAGCTTTAAAAGGAGAATCACCATAAACTGGTATGCCGTTTGCGTCTCGATCAACTAAGGCGCCAAAGGTTGACATGGGGTTATTTCCCTTTCTTTTTTAGCTCTTTTTTTTCTGGATGTAGTTCAAGCCAGTCCTCATTCATAGAGGCCCTTTCTTCGGCTACTGAGACTTTTTTGTTTTTATCGTCTTTTTTACTCATATTATGATGCTTGTAACGCAATGCCTGATGTTGCTGCTGCCGGTACCGGGCTGTCTACAAATACTCCGGTTGTCGTTGACATAGCTGTTGCGGCTCCGATTGAGGAACAATTGTGCAAAAGTACCGATCCGTCAGTTTGAGTTGCTCCGAAAGCTACATTTTGAGCTGGGGTTGCACTAGCCAGAGCTGCATTCCAGAAGATACAATTTTCAAACAGACAAAGCCTTTCAACTGCGTTTGCTTCTGCCCCATAAACAAATCTATTGCCAGTATCTCCACACTTTCGGGCAAAGATACAATTTTCAAAAGTTACATCTCTTGCTACTGCTCCGGTATTAGCCAATCCCCTTGAGAAGGTAACACAAGGCCTGAGTATCGCTCCAGATATTGCATCTACCGTTGTTCCGATATAGCAATCTTTGTAATGGGAACTGTCTCCATTTGCTACCAACTCTGCGGCTCCCGTTTGATCTAAGTCAGTTGACTTATAGAGTTCACAAAACTCCATAAATGTATATTCACCGGCATCAGCGAAACAGTAAATTCCTTCGGTGACTGTATTGGAGTTCAGGAATTTGATGTGGTGGAATGAGTTTCTGACCCCTGTGTTTTTGATTGTTGCAATGTCTGTTGCGGCAGTTGTTACACCTAAAGATACTTTTGCTCCCTGTCCATATCTGCGGCCTGGTGCATCCATACCGTAAAAATGAAGTCTGCTTTTAGAAACAGTCAACATTGCGGTTAAGGTATGGGTATTGTGTCCGTTTATTAAAATGACATCATGCCTATTTGAAGAAGCGGCGTTATAAGCACTTAAAAGGCTTGTGTGGACAACCTCTGTTCCATCCGGGTATCTGTGATTCCAATCTTTTGCATATTGGACATAAGCCGTATCTGAGCTATTAAAAACCACATAAATATTTCCGGGAATAAAGGAAGGATTAAAACTCTGAACAATCTCCTTTAAGACTTTTTCAAGTTCAAAGTTTCCTGCTGTTACATTTGAATTTATTTTTGATGGATTCATATTATTGGTTTCCCCCGTGGAGATTGGGTTTAACCAATCGCCATCCAGCTAAGTTGTTCGTTTATTACGTTTACGTCTGTTTGCAGTCCTACTGTAAATCCTCTTTCTCCAACTGTAATTCCGAGACTTGTGATAAGGCTGATGGCTCCATCTATGCCTGTTAATACTGCCGAATCGGCTGCCATACCCTCATACCATTCCATTGCCGCATATCCGCTAGCGTTGAGGTTTTGAACCTTAACATATCTTGGTTTAAATCCAGTCGTAAGTTCAAAGGCTGCGGCTGTTGAAGAAGTAATATATCTTCCAACTGCTACATTGCTTACGCTTGCCGGTTGTACTGATTGTGATTGTGTTACTGCCATTTTATTTTTATGCGCTTACTGCGTGCTGTAAATCAAGTATGTAATCTGCATTTAGTATCTTTGCGACATAGGTCAATTTCCATCCGCTTGTTGATCTTTGATCGAGAGGATCGGCTGTTCCCGCACTACCAAGAGGTTTGACTATATTTTTAAGCGTCATTCCAGAGATTCTTGTTTGAGCAACTGCGTTTCGACCTAAGATAAGTGTCGAGTAGACATCTATTGATCCTGAACCTTCACCAGTTCGGACTTTTGCGTTTGTGCTTTCGATAAATCTAACACCTGCTAACGATCCAATCTCATCTTGCATAACATCACTTTTGTTTGGATATTTCTCAACTGGAATCCAACCTGTAGCATCATCAAGATCATAAGTGGTGTCGGGATGAACAATTCCAATAAATGCTCTATTAAGAGGAACTGTGTTGTAACCCGTGGAAGGATTAATCATTGAAGTAATCGGTTTGGCATTAGCACCTTTAAGAGTTCTAACTGCCTGTTTAACTTCGTCTCTCGTAATCTTCATTGCTGAAGTAACTGTTCCTGGGGAAGAGGCTGTAGAGGCATACTGTTTATTTGTAGTAGCCGCCATGACATCTCTTGCAAGCTGGTCAAGGGAATCTCCAACCTGATCGCCCAAAATCTCGGCTGTTTCAGTCAAGATCGGGTCATAGGTCTCGGTTAATACTTTATCTGTGAGGGTTACATAATCACCATAGTAAAGGACCGTTGCTGTAACGTCTGTTACAGAAAGCTGTTTACCTGCCGGGGTAACACCTTCACTGAGAGCTGTGATTTGGGCTGTTAGATTTCCGTATTTTCGGAATTTGATCGTATCGGTTCCGCCTCCGGCTGGAATATCCCTAACTTGAGCGAAACGGTTGTGGACGAAAGATGGAACGGCTCTTTCCAATAAAGTTCTGTCGTAAAAGTTGTTTACTTCTGCTGGTATTTCTGTTCTTGTCGTATTTGCCATTTTATTAAACAAAAAAAAGCGCTCCTTTCGGTGCGCTTAGGTTTTTCCTTTAGCTTAACTGTAGACAGTTTATGAAAACTAAAACGGCGTGTCAATAGGGAATTTTAAAGCTGATCCCTAACTGGTCGTCCTGTTTCCGGGTCTGTTCTATCTATGAGTAAATCCTGCCCTGCTTGTCTGGTTTCTTCCATTGACTCTGTAATTACTTGTGCAATTTGCTCTGGAACCTTGACCATTCTGCCCTTAGGAACTAAATAGCGATAGCCATTTAGGGTAACTGGTTGAACTGCACCGCTAATGTGTACTTGTTCCATTCTTTTGGTCTTTTTGTCAAATACCCATTCAACAACTCCGGCCTTTTCCTTTCCTTCTGTGGGAATCATTATTTGTGTTTCTGGCTGTGCTTCCAAATTTGCACGCATAATATCCCTCTTGGTTGTCCACTTTTTCTCAACTTCTTTTTCTTCTTTGGGGCTTTCTACTGGGTCTACTGTATTCGCCGCTTTGACGGCTTTTAGTACATTGATGGTGGCGGTTACTGCGGCTTTCGTTGTAAGTTTCTCTGTGTCTTCCTTGGGCATTCCCAATTCAACCAACTCTGCTTGAAGTTCTTTGAGTGTTTTTTCTTGTTCTGGTTGCTTTGGTTCTTCCATTGTATTCATAATAGATTTTAGAGAGTTGTTTGTCAATCTCTCTTAATGCGAATATTTTTTTCCTGTATTTTCACTCTTATAAATTCGCCATGTTTCCTACAAATTAGATGAGCATATACCCGGCTATCTAAGCCGTTAGCATCTACAATATCCCAATCACATTGACCAGCGTTATCTTTCTTTTCCATTAACTACCTTGCCTTCCTAAGACTTTAGCTTTTTGTGCTTCAAAATCTTCTATAGGAGCATTAAGCCAATCTATCTTTTGTCCTACTGGTTTCCTGACAGGTGCGCCGCCTCCTTGGGTTTCCTTAGCCTTCTGCGCTGCGTCTCGCTCTTTTTTGGCTCCCATTTTTAAAAGGTCTTTGGAAGCAACAATTGCCGCAATATTGTGAACCGGAATATTCTTATAAGCAGGGTGGCTAATATACTTAACCATCGAATCCCTGTATTTTTCAAATTCAGGCTTTACCCTGATAAATGAATCGACTTCTTTTTCGTCTTTCAGTCTTTGGACTTCGCTCAAGGCTTCCGAGAGAGGCTTTAGCTTTTCATCGACAACCTTATTGATTTTCTTGTCTTCGTCAAGGTCGTCACCTTCATCTTCCTCATTTTTGGGTGGGGGAGCATCTTCATCTTTCTTTTTGGGGCTTCTTTCTTCTGGATCTGGAACCTCCACATCTTCTTCATCCTCTTCTTCCTTAGCTTCTAAAACCTCTTTGTATGTTTCTTTCTGATCGTCATCCAGGGAGTCGGCATTATCTCGAATAAAAGCCTTTTGATCGTCATTTAGTTCTTCAACTGGAGTTTCAACAACACTATCGAGGGTTATTTCTGGAGCTTCGTTTTTATTTATATCTTCAGGTTCTGCCATATTTATTTTTCGTCTAAGTAGTAAACAATTCCACCCTTGGCACATTTAGAACAAATACCCGCCAATTCAACAACTCCAATTTTGTTTTGATCCATTTGTTTTATTTCTTTGCTTTGTAAAAATTCATCCATGTGCAGATTGCAGAAACGTGGAGCAAGAATAAAGTTTACAACCTTACGGGAAAATAATTCGTCTGTGATTTTGGTTACTTTTGAAGTATCTATCATTTTCGGTTTTTCCGTATAAATCAGTATATAACTTTCTAAATACACTTGTCAAACCGCCCTAATCAGTCTTTTCTTCTTCCTTTGGCTGTGCTTCAGTTGGGTATGGATCGTCATTCGGTGCTTCTTCCCCTTCTTCCTGCCGAAAATCACTTATCAGATTCCCGGGAGTATCCTTTACCTCCCGCAATTGTTTTAGATTGGCCCTTATCACGGCAATATCTACTTTCTTTTCGTCCTCGCTTCCTTCCTCAAGCTGAAGACGTAATACTTCTATATTTTCCTCCCATATCTGCTCAAGTAGCTTCCATCCTGGGTGTTCCAATAAAGACAAAAAGTTTACTACTGCCGCATTTCTCTTTTCTTCTGTATCAAATAAATCTGTCATGTTAGCTAGGTGTTGCTGATGTTTGAGACGGTGCTAAGGCTCTCCTGTCGGGTGTAGGTACTGGTAGCACTCCTTCTTGACCTGGTTGGAATGCTGCCGCCATCGGATCTTCAGGGAAAAACTCAGGATTGGTCTTTTTGATTGACAGAGCCTTTTTGTGCGTTTCAATATGAGCTTTAGTTGCCGGTGTATCTTTTGCCTTGGCGTGTACCTCCAAATGAACATTGTGGTCATCCTCGGCTAACACTTCTACAAATTTATTATCATTTAAAATATCGTTCTGATCTTCTGCAATCCTCTCATCAATAGTTGGAGGGAAGAGTCTGTCTATTTCATCCTTTTCATACCCATGTAACTTTGCAAGCTTCTTTAATCCCCACCTTCTATTAGATGTTGGTTCCTGTAAAGCAAGGCCGAAAAACTGCATGGAAGACTGTCTTTCCTCAAGCTGTTTTGCACGGCTTAGGACCCGGCTTTCAATCCGTACATCAGGATCAATCTTTTTGGTCGTAATATCCTTTTTGGTTAGCGGTCTCCATTTTGCCCCAAATGCCCCGACAATCCGCAGTATCTTCTCGTCTATATCCTCGGCAAAGTTTTCCTTATATTCTAAATACCAATATTGCCAGAACCTTCGTTCACTCCATCCAAATACCTTTGCAGATAGCGAGTATCTCGTATCAACCCTTGAAGCAAGCAGGTTAGTTTCTCCCAATGGTCTATCTTTTTCAGACTGGATACCCTGTTGAATATCCGGGGTGGCTGTGGCTTTCTGCGCTGATACATCAATGGAGTTATAAACAAATTCCAATAGCTGCATATTGGGTCTGGCTTTAATTAGAGGCATCATTGCATTGGCAACAGTATCGCCAGCCTTATCAACCGGAATAAACTTATTAAATCCAAAACTCAGGTCTTTTCTGTTGGTTATCTTGTTGGAGTCGTAAATATACATTGGGTAAAGGTCGGCTTTCATAGCGTTTAATCCTAAGTTCTGCGCTATGGCTCTTGCTCTTTGCTTGTCTTCTGTTAGATCGGGGATTGATGTGCCATCCCAATCATGAGCGGTGGGGTAGAGTGGTCTATCAATAACCTTCCAGTAATCAGCCTTAAGTACCTGCATACCGACAACCTTAGTTCTGTCATTGGCAAGCCATACTTTTACTTTTTTGACCTTGCCGTCTATCTCGTAGTGTGTATGCCATTCGGTAAGGTCGTATTGGGCATTAGCACCAAGTTTTGCCTCCATCTCCTGTTTAGTAGTCGATTGAAGTCCTTGGGCTTGCTGCCTTGCTTCAACTGCATCTTGGAGAACTGAATGTGAGCCTGATCCATATTTTAATTCCTCAAACTTTATGTCGCTAAACATGTGAGGATGATCCTGCATATCGGCTTTGGTCATTTTCACTTCGTAACCGTAAAACCTACAAGCGCCCCTTCGTTTCCTGTCGCCGTTTATGGAAGTAGCAAATGGATCACGCAGGAATGTAATCGGGTCCAGAACTCTTGGGAGGGGAAGGAAAATCCCTTTATCCGGGTCTCTGACGTATTCATCAAGCGCCAAAAGGCCGCGACCAAAGAAACAGGTGTCCCAATCCCACTCGTAATCAATGACATCTTTCTCCATGTCGTCATAGTCGTTTTTAGCAAGTGCATTGAGGTTTTCGGCTACTTCATCGTCTCCCTCCTCTTTCCCCTCCCAAGTGGCATCCAGGCGGTCTACATAAAGGGATGCAAGAACTGTCTGAAGAATAGTAAACATTGTGGTATCCCCAACAGCTTTTTTGTCCCGCTTTTGGTTGTTATATAGCTTTAGCCGTACTTCCCACTCGTCTTTTTTAGGCTTCTGGTGCTTCCATGCAAGCTCATACTCAGTTTGAACCTGTTGTGCTAACGAAAGGAACGTATCTCTGCCTTGGACAGTTTCTATACCGTTTTCCTTGATAAAGTTTGATCGTGTTTTCCACATATTATTTT